GAGTAGAGCAAGACTCTGACGTAGTTGCTGCTAGTGGTGGTAATGGTGGAACCAATGCAGGTTCATTCTCCTTTCCAGGAAATGTTCCTTTCGTTGTTCCTGCTAAGGCTATGGTAAGGCTGGCTGGTAAAGCTTTGTCTACTGCTGTAGCTGCTACTTGTGGTTTCAGTATGTCGGTACAAGGTTCTGGTGCTGGTACTACCGTAACTGAAAGTTAACCTTTTGAGGAGCTTAAGGTAATACTTAGGCTCCTCATTTTTTTATATTTTTTGGAGATACAATGACTGATACAAGTAGAACCGTAAGCGACTTAGTTTCAAACTTGTTTCAAGACAGTCAGGCTGCTGGTTCTATTACCCCTCAGGACCTGCGTGACTTCATTGAGACAACTCAAACAAAACAAGGTAGTATGTATGTTTCAACTCCTGGTGGTACTACAATCAGTGTAGGTGGAACGTATGTAGAAGGAACGGCTGGAACATGGACTCTTAGTACAGCTCCTACTGCAAATGAATTTGATGAAAATACAGATGGCAGATTAAGATATACAGGGACTCCTACAGTCAACTGTCTTTTCTTAGCTTCAGCTTCCTTGGAAATTGATACTTCTGCTGTTAGTAAAGAATTTGGATTAGCATTACATAAGAATGGTACTTTGATTACTGGTACTAAAATAGTAGGAATTGCTCCTTCTGTTACAGTTAACTCAGTTGATCTTGTTACCTTTGGATATGCTTCTATGGCTACGAATGATTATGTTTCTATCTTTGTTGCTAACATGGATACTACAGATAATTTAACCATTAGAAATGCTCAGGTTATGGGCATGAGTCTGGTAACTTAAAATGTCACACTTTACTACAGTTCCTGTCAGTGAACTAGAAGCTGTTAATATGCTACTAGCTGCTGTAGGTGAAGCAGCAGTTTCAAGTTTAGAAACAGCAACCACCGTAGACGTAACACAAGCTAAGAATTTAATATCTAATATCAATAGAGAAGTACAGCAGAAAGGTTGGCACTTTAATACTGAATGGGATGTAGTATTATCTCTTGATTCTGATAGTAGAATTCCACTTGGAACTACAGTTCTATCTATTTATTCTCCTAGTAAGCTGACCACAATAAGAGGAAGAGAAGGATCTCCTTTTCTTTATGATTTAAGTAACAATACTTTTACTTGGACTGCTTCTGTAAATGATGCTGTTACAATTACATTGTTAGATTTTGAAGATATACCTCAAACTGCTAGGCAATACATTACGACTAAGGCTGCCAGGATTTTCCAAGAAGAAATTATTGGACAAGTCTCAGCCGAAGCAGTAAACAGACAAGAAGAAGTAGAAGCCTATGCAGATTTACTAGATGATGAAGGAGAGCGTTCTGGATTTAATGTTGGGTATGGTACAAGAGACATGTATAATACCACCAAGCTCTATAGGAAAACATGGTAAATGCCACTAATAACAGAACAAATAAGCAACTTAATTAATGGAGTTTCACAACAGCCCCCTTCATTAAGACTAGCTTCCCAATGTGAAACCCAAGAAAATGGGTTAATCACTGCTGCTGAAGGGTTAAAAAAACGTCCACCTTTAGAACACGTTGCTAAATTAAGTAACAAAACTGATACTAATGCTAGTATACATTTCATTAATCGAGATGATGATGAGCGATATGTTGTCAGCATCGCCTCAGACCAATTCAGTACCGATTTCAGCGGTGATTTTACAGGATCTGAAATAGAGATATGGGATTTAGATGGGACATCTAAGAGCATCTCAGGAGCTGGAACGGCAGGAGATGCAGTTACTTATTTTACTACTGCCGATGCTAGAGATAAATTAAAATTATTTACTGTAGCTGATTATACTTTTCTTTTAAATAAAAATAAAGCAGTTGCTAAATCTGCTACTACAGGAGAGACAAGAGATCCAGAAGGGATAGTATTTCTCAAGCAAGCTACGAATGCTACAGACTTCTTAGTATATGTAGATGGTTCGTTAAGATCTACAATCAATGCTAGTAATGATGCCTCTACTCAAGTAACTGATTGTTATGACGAATTAACAACTAATATTGGAGCAACTTTTGATATTACCAAGTTTGGTAGTACAAATGTTCATTTAACTAAAAAAGATGGTAGTGATTTTACCCTTCATGTAGAAGCTCCAGAAGGAAATTGTATTGCTATTAAGGATAGTGTTGTATCTTTTACGGATCTCCCTTCGAGAACTAAGGACGGCTTTACTATTAAAATTACTGGAGATCCTAGTTCTGGAACTGATGATTATTGGATACAACATAATAACCAAGCGGATGAAGATGCAGGTGAATGGGTAGAAACCTTAGCTCCAGGATTAGAAAATAGTTTAGATGCAACTACTATGCCTGTTCAGTTTGCAAAGTCTTCAGAATACCCTTGGGATGATGCTTTTGCTACTGACTTTGGTGGAACTACATTTTCCTTTTTACCAATTACATGGACTGCTAGGGTTGTTGGTGATGAAACTACAGCTCCAGATCCTTCGTTTATCTCTGAAAAACTTAAGGATATGTTCTTCCATAAGAATCGATTAGGTTTCTTAGCAGGAGAAAATATCGTTCTTTCTGAGTTAGGAGGATTTTATAACTTTTATAATACTACAGCTACAGACCTCCTAGATACCGACATGATTGACTTGGCATCTCCAAGTAATCAGGTCAGTCTTTTGAATCATGCTGTTCCTTTCAATGAAGAGCTTTATCTTTTCAGTGACTTTGCTCAGTTTAAGTTATCTCAGTTTGCTGCTGGTGGGCTTACCCCTACCAATGCCAAGCTATCATTAATGACAGAATATGAAAATGATAAAGTTGTTAAACCGGTACTAAACGGAAGAAAAATATACTTTGCTGATAATGCTGATGGTTTTTCTATTGTTAGAGAGTTTGGAATAATTGAGGATTTACAAGAAGAAACAGCAGAAAACATTACATCTCATGTTCCTAGTTATATCAAGGGTAGACTCTTTGAAATTAATACTCACCATGATACACTTATAGCTCTCTCAGATGAGAACTTAAATGAAATATTTATATATAAGATGTTATTTGAGAGAGGAGTAAAGAGGTTAAGCTCGTGGTCTAAATGGAAACTTAAAGATGAAGAAAAAGTAGTAGGTTTAAAAGTTATAGAAAACATAGCTTATTTTATTATAGTAAGACCTGATGGTACTTACCTAGATAAGATGAGACTACAAGATGCTAAACTTGTAAACTTAACTGAAAGTTCTACTCAGCTTTCCTTTAAGCCTCACTTAGATAGACTAACAGAAGTTACAGGATCTTACAGTTCTGGTGCTGATCTTACTACTTGGACTATACCCTATCCTGATGACTTTGGGTCTACTTTTAGAGTTATCTTTGGTCCTGCTTTTGAGGGGAAGGAAGGAGATTTAGTCCAAGGACTTTCTCAGACAAGCCCTACTACACTCACGGCTACTGGTGATCACTCAGCTAACTCATGTTTCATCGGTAAGGAATACCGGTTTCTCTATGAATTCACTGAGCCTACCATTAAGAGTGAAGTACAGGGGAGACTGAGTTCTCTCTCAGGGGGTGTCTTGAAGATCCGTAAGTTCAATGTAGACTACTTTAATACTGGCTACTTTAAACTACAGGTGACAGCTCCAGGAAGAGATGCGTTCAGCCATGTCTATACAGGCCGTATCTTAGGATCACCTTTAAATAAGATTGGTACGATTCCTTTTGAAACTGGTAGCTTTAAAAAGCTTATATTGGCAGATTCCAGAGATCTAAAAATGGAACTCATATCTGACTCATACCTTCCTTGTGCCTTTACTGGTGCTGATTGGGAAGGTAATTATGTAGTAAGAACAGTAGCAAGGAGATAACATGAAGCCTTTTCATAGGGCTACTCAGCTACACGATGTATGTGAGTTAGCTCCTAATCTTAGGTATGAAGATAAACGTGAAGTTAATACTCTAGGGAAGACTCCAGAACAATCTCTATTAACTGGATATCTATTCGGGAGAGTCTGTCGGTCTATCATAAATAACTATGGTCAAGTTGTTGGTATGTATGGTGTTGTTCCTGCTGATAGTAAAACAGGACTTGTCTGGATGTTAGGTTCAGATAAACTAAAGAAAATCAAAAGACCTTTCTTAAGAGAAAGTAGAACTGAAGTTGAAGGAATGAATAATTTATTTCCTCATCTATGGAATATCATAGATAGTAGGAATGAGATGCACCTTAAGTGGATCAAGTGGTGTGGCTTTAAGATAATAGGGGAACGTATGATAAATAATGGTAGTTCAGGAAACGTGAAGTTTTATGAGTTCTGTAAGGTGGCTGATTAGTGTTTACTTTTGGAAATGTATTAACTTTAGGTGGATTTGCTCTTCAAGCACTTGAAAAAAGAGAAGCCCATAATGCAGATGTTCAAACTGCACTTAGACATAATCAAAAAGTAATTAATGATAGACAAACTAGATTAGAAACTCTTGCTAGAAATAGACAGTTAATAGGACAAGAGTTAATGTTAGAAATGAAAGCTTTTGGTTTTGATTCTAATTCAATTATGAAACAAACAAGGGCTGCAAAGGCAACTGCTTTGGCTAAGTTTGGTTCTTCTGGTTCTCTTGGTAGTCAGTCTTTAAAAATGCACGTTAATAATATAGCTAGAACTGGAGCTGAAGCTAGAAGAGCTAGATATTATAATTATGGAGTCAGGTCTAAAAGGTTAGGAGTAGAAGCTGAAGGATTATTAAGAGCTACTATAGCAGCAAATAAATCCGCTAATTTTCTTGAAGCTCCATCACAAACAGGATTATCTTTAGCTCATTTAGGTTTAGGTATTAGTGCTTTTGACAAAGTAGGCTTTAAAAAAGATCCTGAAAGCAATAAATCCGTTCCTTCATTTGGTACAGGCAGTTCATTTTGGGAGAAGGGGTAGATGGCACAAGGAATAGAAACTAAAATAGGGCGAGTGCCAACTGTTGCAGGTGAAGGAGTAGTAGATTCTTCTCTGAAAACAAGACAACTACAAAGTGGTTTATCTCAACTATCTACTTCATTAAAAGAGTTTGGTATAGCTTCTGATGCTAGACGAATTCAAAATGACATTATAACAGCTAGAACTGCTTTTGCTTTAAATGAAGAGATGCCTGGATCTTTAGCTTTTGAGGCTGAGATAGCTTATGATGGATTAGTAGCCGTTAGAAGTACTCAACAGTTCTTTAGGTTATTAGCTGACGATGCTGATGTTTATAAAAATGGTCTGTTAACTGATGATGAAAATTATCCAGATCATAATTCTAAACAAGCTGCATTTGAAAGTTTTATTGAAGGTGCTAAAGGTATATTTTTTGAACAAGCTCAATTTAGTCCTGCCCAACAAGAATCTATTCTTCAATATGTTGCTGATAGATCTAATACACTTAAAACTGATTTTGCTACTTTAGCTGCTAAAGATATTAAAGCTCTTAAAAAGAATGAAGCAGCAAAGTTTGTTCAAGAAAATATTTTAGATAGACAGACTAGCTTTAATCAATTAAGAAAAAGTAACACTGTTAATGCTACACGAGGATGGACTACAGATACTCATATTAAAGGCTCATCTGCATTTAGTAGAGATTGGCATGAGGATTTAAAAAAGAAATTAAGTATAGCAAATCCTCATTTAACAGAAGATGAGTTAGATGAAATAATTATACAACAAATAGGTTTATTAGCTACCGATCCAGATAATCCTCATCCTGAATATTTAGAATATTTTAATGAGTCTGGAAAGGGTGGTAAACCTGCAATCAATATCATTCCTTCATTAGCTAAAAATGCAAGGGAGTTATATACAAAAGCTCGGTCTGCTTTCATTAGTCATCATAAAGCTAAAAACACTCTAGCTAATAAAGTTCAAAAAGATAGAGAAAATCTAGCACATATAAATGCTCAAAATTATATAATTGAAGAGATTGGAAGCCTTACAGGACATCGTGATTTAACTAAATTAACTGAAAAAATAAGAGAAAAGTTTCCTCATATAGCAGCTCCAAAACTTCAGTCTGTAATTAACTTTGCAAACACTTTAATTTCAGCAGATAAAAAAGATGGTAACTCACAGCTAACTACTCGTATGGTTTTAGAAGCTACTAAAGGTCATTTAAGTCTACTTGATTTTGAAGCAGGTACTAGAATTGACTTATTAAATCAAGGTCAAATAGTAGAAGTACAAAAAGCAATAACAAATTATTCTGTTGGAGAAATAAATGAAAATCAAAAAAATCTTATTACTGAACTTGATTCTTTTACAGAACTTTTAGAAAATGCAGTTGCTTCAAAAGTAGTTATTAAGTTTGGAAAGGATAAGAATGGTGCAGACAAAACCTATGATTTTTCTAGCGAAAGAATGAGATTTAATTCTATAACTCAGAGGCCTACTGGTTTTTCACCTAAAGCTTCTAGTATAATGGATGCTATAATAAATCAATTTCATGATGCAGCCGAAATTATTATTTATGATAATAAAAATACAGACCCTAAAGATGCAAGAAGAGAATTAAGTCTCCCTTC